AGGTAATGATTTTAGAAGAATATCATTGTTAAGAAATCCAACTGATAGTACAACTGGTTCAACTGCAACTGCAACAACACTAGACGCAACTAAGTCAATTACATTTAGTGGCACACCAGGTTCGTTTCAGTCAGACGAAAAGATTACACAAGCAACAACTGGTGCTGTAGGTTTTGTTGTTGATTTTAATTCTACTACAAAAGTATTAAGATATATTCAACCACAATTTGCAGATCAAGGTGTCGATTCAGACGGCAACTTAACAGCATTCTCTAGCACACACACAGTAACAGGCGCTACATCAAGTGCAACAGGTACTCCTTCATCACATGACACTACACCAGAACTAACACACGATACTGGTGATATTCTTTATATTGAAAATAGAAAGCCAATATCTAGAGCGTCAGATCAAACGGAGAATGTTAAGTTAATCATAGAGTTTTAGGGGTGATAAATGGCAACAACTAATTTTAATGTATCACCTTACTATGATGATTTTACAGAGAGTAAAAAATTTCATAGAGTTTTATTTCGACCATCATTTTCAATTCAAGGTAGAGAGTTAACACAACTTCAAACTATTCTTCAAAATCAAGTAGAGAGATTTGGTGAGCATGTCTTCAAAGATGGCGCAATGGTCATACCAGGTCAAGTTACTCTTAATACAGATTTTCAATATGTTAAACTAGCAAGTCATACAACCTCAACTGCTGCTTCAATATCAGGAACAACCATAACCGGTGGTACCTCAGGTGTTGTTGCAACGGTAACTACTACAAGTGAGGCAAGTTCAACTGCTGCCGCAACTCTTTATGTAACATATACAAAAACAGGCACTAATAATACATCATCAACTTTTACAGAAGGTGAAACGGTTTCAGGCACAACAAGTGAGGGCACTGCCTTTACTGCTGTTGTTGGCACATCAGGCACTTCATTACCTACAAGTTCAAATGCAACTGGCACAGCAAGTGCTGTAAAAATAGAAGAAGGTGTATATTTTATAAATGGTTTCTTTGTTAAAAATGATGAAGAAACTTTAATACTTGATGCCTATGATAATACTCCAACATACAGAGTAGGATTTACAGTTACAGAAAGTTTTGTTACACCAGAAGATGATACTTCATTAAATGATAATGCTCAAGGCACATCAAACGTAAATGCACCAGGGGCACATAGATTTAAAATCGCATTAACACTTGCGAAGAAAATATTAACAGCCACTGATGACGAAAACTTTGTAGAAATACTTAGAGTTAATAATGGTGATGTTGAAAGAATAGTAAAGAAAACAGACTATAATATTCTTGAAGAAACACTTGCTAGAAGAACAGCAGATGAAAGTGGTGATTATGTAATTAAACCTTTTGATTTAGATGTAAGAGAACATAAAAATGATGGCTCAAATCGTGGTGTGTATACTGCTGATAGTAGTAGTAAATATGAAAATGGTGAATTTACAGCAACAGAATCCGAAGCAAGATTGGCTCTTGGTTTGTCACCAGGTAAAGCATATGTTAAAGGTTATGAGTTAGAAACCTCTTCTACAAAATTTTTAACAATAGATAAAGCAAGAGAATTTGATACTGTAAATAATTCAACAACAAGATTAAATATTGGTTCATCAATTGATGTTACAAATATTCACGGTCAACCTGACCTAGGCACAGTATCAGGTGAGACTGAAGCATTTAGAGAATTAACTTTATTAAAAGAGGCGACAGCAAGTAGAGGTACTGCCAATGTAGGTTCATCAACTGACTTACATACAATTGGTAGAGCAAAACCTCGTTTCTTTGAATACTCATCAGGAACAGCTGGTGCAACTTCAAGTAATACAACCTCTGTTTATAAATTAGGTTTATTCAATGTTGACATGTTCACACATGTTGTCACAACTGGATCATTTACTTTGGCAGCAGGAGAAACATTAACAGGTGGCACATCAGGTGCAACTGGTATTATTGAAGCAACCTCTGTCGCTGCTGGGTTATATATTCTTTCAAATGTTAAAGGCACATTTGTTGCAGGTGAAACAGTCACAGATGAAACAGGTAATAGTGCTACTGTCAAAGCAAATGCAACTGATCGAAACGGTGTTCAGACTTATACTATTGCTGATGTTAAACAAGTATCTCAAGCAGGTAGTCCAATATTTACAGCAGACACAGTTTTATCAACAAGTGCTGTTGATACAAAAGATGATAGTTTTAAATTATTATCTGGTACAATTACTTTTGGTAATAACGATACAACTGCTGTAGGACAAAATACAAAATTTACATCTGAATTAATTACTGGTGATGTAATTCAATTTACAGATAACACAGGTGAAACTTTAACTAGAACAGTATCAGCGATTACAAGTGATACGGCATTAACGATATCTGCAGCAACAGCTTCTGCTGATATCACAACTGGTTCACCAATCATAAGAAGACGAGTAAGATTGAATAATGTTGATCAAAATTCACTTGTATATAAATTACCAGCAGATGTTATCAAAACATTAAAGACAACTGACAATTCTGGTATTACTGATACTAACCATAAAGTGAGAAGAACTTTTGTAGAGACACTAGATTCAAATGGTGTTGCAACTTTCAACGCTGGTGCAAATGAAACATTTGATAGTCATACTGAAGCAGATTTTACTTTACAGATAATGACCGCAGGTGCAAGTTCAGGTGCCGTTGGTGATATTGTTTCATTATCAGGTAATAACCACGAAGGTGCAGCTATATTCACATTGACTGGTACTCCATCAGGTAGACAGTTACAAGTAGATTTAGGTGCTAACTTTAGAACAGCAAAAGTTAAGTTAGTCGCAACTATAACAAGAAGTGTTGCAGGTGAAAAAACAAAAACACTACAAACAGGAACAACCGCCACAACTTCTACACAGGCATTATCACAAGAGAGTAGAATAGGTTTAGGTAAAGCAGATATATTTGCTTTGACAAGTGTGCATATGGCTGCAGACTTTAGCACAGACGCAACAACAAGTGATACAGACATTACAGACAGATTTACACTAGACAATGGACAAAGAGATAGTTTCTATGATATAGGTTCTATTGTAAGAAAACCAGGTTCTCAAGCACCCACCGGTAGATTGTTAATTACATTTTCACATTTCTCACATGGTGCAGGTGATTACTTTTCAGTAGATAGTTATTCTGGTGCTGTTGACTATGATCAAATACCTTCATTTGATAGTCCTCAAAATGGTAGATTAGAATTAAGAGAGTGTGTAGATTTTAGACCTAGAGTTTCAGACGATAGTGAAGTCGTAGGATTCAATAACAAAGACGCTACAGGTGCAAAGAATTTTGTCAATGCAGGTTCATCTGCTGTTGACATGCCTAAACCAGGTAGTGATTTGACAAGTGATTTTGAATTTCATCTATCTAGAATAGATGGTATTGTATTAACAAAAGATGGTTTATTTGAACAATTAAAAGGAACAAGTGCAATTGATCCACAAAGACCAGATACTATTGATGATGCAATGTTATTATATTATATAAAATTACCAGCATTTACTTTTTCAACTGATGACGTAGTAATAACACCAATTGATAATAGAAGATTTACTATGAAAGACATAGGTAATCTTGAAACTAGAATTAAAAATGTAGAGTATTATACTCAACTTTCTTTATTAGAACAACAAGCGATCAATACACAAATACAAGATGCTGTAACAGGTTTAGATAGATTTAAAAATGGTATCATTGTTGATAGTTTCAAAGGTCATAATGTAGGTGATGTAAGATCACCTGAATATAAAGCTGCGATTGATATGGCAGAAGGTGAACTAAGACCAAAATGTTTTGCAGATCAAGTTAAATTAATTGAGAGCTCTACTGTTAATACAGACGCTTTAAGAACAGGACAAGGATATCAAAAGACTGGTAATTTAATTACCTTACCTTATACAAATTCAATTATGATTGAAAATGAGTTTGCTACTAAATCAGTAAACTGTAATCCTTTCTTGGTATTTCAATATCAAGGTGAAATTGAATTAACACCAGATACAGACGAATGGAAAGATATTGACAGAAGACCTGACCTAATAGTTAATGATGAAAATTTGTTTGATACTATGACTGCGTTAACAGCAGGCACAAATAGTTTTGGAACAGTATGGAACGAATGGCAAACAAACTGGACAGGTAGATTTACAAATAGAACAACATCTGGTAGAACTACTACAACCACATCAGGTAGAACTGGAACAGCAACTAGAACAGGTATTACTAGAACTATATCAGGTTCAAATGTAATTACACAATCGTTTGGTAATCGTGTTGTTGATGTTGCATTTATACCTTTTATTCGTTCACAAACAATTTCTTTTAGTGCAACAAGATTAAAACCTAATACAAAAGTTTTTCCTTTCTTTGATAATGAAAGTGTATCATCATTAGTCACACCATCAGGTGGTGTTGCTGGTGGTACATTAACAACTGACGCTAATGGTGCTGTATCTGGTACTTTTGCATTACCTAATACTGATACACAAAGATTTAGAGTAGGTGAAAGAGTATTTAGATTAACAAGTTCATCAACTAATTCAAATGATGATGATAGTGTTGACACTTTTGCAGATGGCACATTTACTGCTCGTGGTTTACAAATTACAACTGAAGAAACTATACAATCAACCAGAGTGCCAATCATAAGATCAGAAACAGTATCACAAACAGAGGCTAGAAGAACAGTAGATAATGTAACAAGTGTTACAAGTTCTGGTGGTGGAAACCGTGGCGGCGGTGGAGGTAATAATCAACCAACATTTAGAAGACGTAGAAGAAGAAATGCTCGTGGTAGTAGAGCGAGAAGACGTAGAGATCCTATCGCACAATCATTTTTCGTAAATGATTTAGAAGGTGCGTTTATTACTAAGGTAGATTTATTTTTTGAAACTAAAGATGATAATATACCTGTTAAAGTTTATATTGTAGAAACTGTTGAAGGTAGACCAGGTACTAGAATAGTGCCATTTAGTGAAGTCATATTAAATCCTTCAAGTGTTAATATAAGCACAGACGCTTCATCTTCTACTACATTTACTTTCTCTAGTCCTGTATTTTTACAAGGTGGTAAAGAGTATGCAATTGTAGTGCAACCAGACAGCACAAACTATAAAGCATTTGTTTCTAGATTAGGTGACACCATAATAGGTAGCACAAGACGAGTTTCAGCACAACCATTATTAGGTTCTTTCTTCCGTTCACAAAATACAACATTGTGGACAGAAGATCAAATGGAAGATTTAAAATTTACTTTACATCAAGCACAATTTACAATAGATACAGAAGGTACTTTATTACTAACAAATGATACTGTTGCAAGCAAAACACTAGATAACAATCCTATTGAAACTGATAGTAGCTCAGGTAGTGGTTCAGCATTTGGTGGTAATCCAAATATTATTCGTATCACACATCCTGGTCATGGTATGCAAGATAGTAGTCCAAGTAAAGTTACTATATCTGGATTAGGTGCAACCACTGACTTTAATGGTATCGCAGGTAGTGTTATAAATGGAACACACGATATTGGTAATGTAACGGAAGATACTTACACAATTACATTATCAGGTGATCCTGCAACATCAACTGGTTCAGTAGGTGGCACAAGTGTTGTTGCAACACAAGATCGTGCCTTTGAAGTTATACAACCTCAAATAGGTCAAATGATTTTACCGGAAACAGATTTATTACATTCTGTTAAAACAACTTCTACACAATCAGTGCATGGTAGTGAAAGTGCATACACAAAAGAATCTTCATTTACTAATGTTGTGGCAAATGATAATTTTTATTTCACAAGTGCAAGAGCAATATTAAGTGGTATAAATGAATCAACACATATATCAAGCGCCAAATCTTTTGATTATCAAATTAAATTAATATCTGCAAATCCAAACTTATCACCAGTAATAGATTTAGGTAGAACAAATGTAATTTGTATTCATAATCAAGTAGATAGTCCAACAAGTAGTAATACAACTGGTTTCTTAGAGGAAACAGATCCAGATGGTGGTAGTGCAGCTGCAAAATATATTACGAGAGAAGTAACTTTAGAAAATCCTTCAACTGCCCTTGAAGTAAGATTAGCTGCAAATGTATTTCCTACATCTTCAATAGAAGTTTATCGAAAAGTAAGAAGTCCTGATGATGACACACCTATGAATCAAATACCATATGTGCAAATGACACAAAGCAATACTTTGAGAAATAGTGAAGAAAGATCACAGTCACCTTACAATGAAACATATAGAACAAACTTTTTTGATTTTAATTATGGTGAGACAGATATACCAGAGTTTAGTTCTTTCAAAATTAAAATAGTTATGAAAGGAACTAATCCTGCATATCCACCTAGAGTTAAAGATATGAGAACAATAGCATTGGCAATATAATGAGTTATATAAAAGTAGAAGGTCATACATCATTAGTTAGGGAAACAAATTCTAACGGTATTGTAAATACAGATCGAAGTGCTTATCAAGTTTATATGCAAAGAGTAAAAGAAGCAAAACAAAGTAATAATGACTTACGTTATGCTGTGAGAGAAATAAATAATCTTAAAGCAGAGTTAACTGAAATAAAAGATTTATTAATGAAAGTAGCAAAGTAACATGGCAGTAAGAAGCGTAGCAACAACACAAACATTAGATAATTTTAGAACGACCTTTAACTCGTTAGGTACAGACGTAGGTGATCTATCATCTTTATCTACAAGTGCAAAGGGTTCTATTGTATTAGCGATTAATGAGATTAATACAAGTGTTACTGGTACTGGTTTTACTTTATCTGATGGTTCTACTACTCAAACAATTGTTACAGGTAATACACTAACAGTTACAGGTTCTGCTGGTGTTAGTGCTGCTGTAAGTGCTACTGATACTTTAACATTGACACTTGCTAGTGACATATCAACAAACATATATGCTGATGTGTTAGGGGCACAACATAACGCTGATGATTCAAATGCATATACAAGTATAGTGGTAACTGTTGCTGCTAAAGACAGTAATCACATTTATCATGGTTCTGGTTCAAGTAATGGTTATAAATTAGATGGTATCTTTTCACCTTTTGTGAAATTAGAACCAGGCAACACATATAGATTTGATCAATCAGATAGTTCTAATAGTGGTCATCCATTATTATTTTATCTAGATTCTGGAAAAAATAACGCATATTCAACTGGTGTTACTACGAATGGCACACCAGGTAGTTCAGGTGCTTATACACAAATAGTAGTAAGTGATGCAACACCACAAAGATTATATTATCAATGTTCATCTCATGCTCTTATGGGTAACATGGCACAAACAAGTTCAACAAGTTTTGCTGATACAACAACCTCAGCAATATTAACAGTCAAAGGTGGTTCTATTACAGATAGTTCAGGTGCGATATCTTTTGGTAATGAGAATTTGACAACGACTGGTTCTATCACAGT